GATGTAGTAGATATAGATGGTGCTGTAAACATGGCAACCACTGCTCTTGTTACAGGTGTTTTAACTACTACAGCAGCCACAGTATTTAATGGTGGTTTTGCTTCTAATGCAGCTTCAACAATTTCTACAGCCGATAACACAACTCAATTAACACTTACTTCTACAGACGCAGACGCTGATGTTGGACCAGTTTTAGACTTGTATAGAAATTCAGGAAGCCCAGCAGACAATGATTTTATTGGAAGAATGAGATTTATAGGTAGAAATGATAACAGCCAAGACTTTACGGGTGTTGATATTTTAGCTCGTTCAACAGATGTCTCAGACGGAACTGAAGATGCAAGGCTAGATATTAACTCAATGGTTGCTGGAACTAGCCGAAATAGAATAACACTTACTGGAACAGAAACAGTAATTAATGAAGGTTCAATAGACCTAGACTTCCGAGTTGAATCAGATGGAAACGCTAATATGCTGTTTGTTGATGGTGGTACTAATCGTGTGGGTATTGGTACGAATACTCCTAGTGCAAATCTTGAAATTACGCAAAGTGGAAATAATGTAGGTCTTTTAGTAGCTGGCGGTGGGTATAACTATACAGCAAAATTTGAATCTTCTGATGCAGAAGCAAATATAATTATTGAGGATAGTAATAGTACAAATGATGGCAATATGATTGGTGTTGCTACAAATGATATGTACTTTATTACTAATACTGCAGAAAGAGCTAGAATTACCAGTGCTGGCAACGTGGGAATTGGCGAAACTTCTCCAGATGATAAATTGCATATTAAAACAGCTTCTGGAGATACTGCGTTAAGACTTGAAAATAGTGCTGGAAATAATAGTCGTTTAATTTTAGATTCTAGTAATAATACTATAATTGAATTTAATTCTACTCCAAGAATAGTTCTTGATAGTAATGGTAATGTTGGAATTGGTAAAACACCAAACAGAAGTAGAAAATTAGAAGTTGCAGGAACTATGAATTTAGATGATGGTTCTGAGTATGAATGGGGAGATGGTTCAATATCTATTGGAGGAAATTCATCAACAGATTTAATGACCTTTGCAACTGCGGGTGGAGAACGCATGAGGATTAATAGCAATGGCTCTCTTGAAATTTCTGGAAATGGTGCGAACAATGAAATATCTCAGTTTCTTTTAAATGTTGGTAATCCCGGTAATGATTCATATAGACCTATGTCTTGCCATGTTGCTAGTACTGCTGCTAGGTCGCAAATTCTTTTTTATAATCCTTCTGGACAGGTTGGGTATATATCAACTAGTGGCACCTCAACAGCCTACAACACATCTTCAGACTACAGATTAAAAGAAAATGTAGTCACTGACTGGGATGCAACCACTAGGCTTAAACAATTAAAGCCATCAAGATTTAATTTTATTGCAGACAGCACAAATACAACAGTAGATGGTTTCTTAGCTCACGAAGTACAAGACATAGTACCAGAAGCAATTACTGGAACTAAAGATGCAACAGAAGAACTTACAAATGTAGTTATAAATTCTATTGGCAATGTAATAGCAAGAAACATAGAAGAAGATGATTGGACAGCAGGTAAAGAAGATGAAACATACCCATCTGATTCAACATGGGCAGCTACACATACTGCAAATGTTTATCAAGGCATAGACCAAGCAAAACTTGTACCACTTTTAACTAAAGCACTGCAAGAACAACAAACATTAATAGAGTCTTTAGAAGCTCGTATAGTAGCTTTAGAAAGCTAATAAACCAAGAGGAAAATAAAAATGGCAATATCGTATACATGGGATGTAAACACAGTAGATGTATACCCTACTGACGAAGGACACAGCAATGTGATTTATAACGTGCATTGGCGGTTAAACGCTACTGATACTCAAGTAGATGCAGAGGGCAATCCCTACACAGCATTTAGTTATGGTACTCAAGTATTAGACACTTCAGACCTATCAGGTTTTATAGACTTTGACAGCGTGACAAGTTCACAAGTTCAAGGTTGGGTCGAGAGTGCGATGGGTGAAGAAAAGGTGCAATCTTATAAAGATAGCCTTGATGCAAACATAGCAGGGCAAATCAATCCAACATCTGTAACTAAAACTTTAGTAGCATAATTTAACTTTTTAGAGGAGAGTAAAATGAGCGAAGAAGCAAAAGTGACGTTAGACGGACAAGAGCTAGAGGTTAAAGACTTTAGCAATCAACAAAAATATTTACACTCTCAACTAAAAGATCTTCAAAATAAAGAAAATAGTTTAATGTTTCAATTAGATCAAATAAAAGCTTGTCAACAAGTTTTTAATCAAGCATTTATAGAAGAGTCAAAAGAAGTTTCTGAAAAACTTTCAGAAGAATGATTTATACTATTTTGCAATTAAGTATTGCAATATTTTGTGTTGTAAGTATCGCTGTTTTATTAATGGATGATAATCATCCACTTTAAAGGGAGAAAAATATGTTAGATATGATATTAAACATAATTCAATTAGCACCTTGGATTATTTCAGGAGCATCATTAATTTGTGCTTTAACACCCACACCGAAAGACGATCAAATGATTGGTAAAATTTATAAACTGATCGACTGGTGTGCTATTAATGTAGGGAAAGCAAAAGAAAAATAACTCATGACTACTACAAAAGAAGCTTTAATTAAATTAGAAGCACATGAAAGAGAATGTGCTATTCGTTACGAATACATAGAAAAACGTCTTGATGAAGGCTCTGCTAAGTTTAAAAGACTAGAATTTATTCTATGGGGTTTGTATGGTTTAATTGCAGCTTCTTTAGGTGTAGATAAACTATTGTAGGAAAGTCAGATGCCTTTACAAAAGTTCCTTTTTAAACCTGGAATCAACAAAGAAGGAACAGCTTATTCAAACGAAGGCGGTTGGTTCGACTCTAATTTAATTCGTTTTAGAAAAGGTCTTCCCGAAAAAATTGGTGGATGGTCTAAAACAACTTCTAATTATTTTCAATCTACGGGAAGAGCACTTCACGCTTGGGTGGGTCTTGATGGAACTAAGTTTTTAGGCTTAGGAACAACTTGGAAATACTATATTAAGGAAGGAGATACTTTTGCAGATATTACCCCAATCCGTTCAACTGATTTAAATGTTACAACTTTTTCAGCTACTGATGGTAGTGCAGTTATTACAGCCACGGATACAGCCCACGGTGCGGGAGTTAATGATTTTGTAACTATTTCTAATGCGGTTTCTTTAGGTGGTAATATTACCGCTACTGTTTTAAATCAAGAACATCAAATAACCTCTGTTCCGTCAGTTAATACTTATACGTTTACCGCTTCGGCTACAGCGAATTCTAGCGATACTGGAAACGGTGGAAGTGATACTGATGCCGCTTATCAAATAAACACAGGTTTAGATGTTTATGTTCAATCAACTGGTTGGGGAGCAGGACTTTGGGGAGCAGGAACTTTTGGATCTACTACATCACTTAGTTTTACTGATCAATTACGATTATGGTCACATGATAATTTTGGCGAAGATTTAATAATAAATCCAAGAAGTGGTTCTGTATATTATTGGGATAAAACAAACGGAACAGAAACTCGAGCAGTAGCTCTTTCAGATTTAGCGGGTGCAAATCTTCCTCCTACTTTAGCTTTACAGGTAATGGTTTCTGATATCGATCGACACGTGATTTGTTTTGGTGCTGATCCTTTAAATACGGGAGGAACAGCTAGAACAGGAGCTATCGATCCTATGTTTATTGCTTGGAGTGATCAAGAAAACGCTACTGTTTGGGAGCCTTTAGCTACGAACACAGCAGGTTCTTTCAGGTTATCGGCAGGATCGTCTATTGTAGGGGCTATACGTGCTAAACAAGAAATTTTAATTTGGACAGATACTTCTTTATATTCGATGACTTTTATAGGTCAACCTTTTACTTTTAGTTTAAATTTAGTTAACGAAGGAGTAGGTTTAGTAGGTCCAAATGCGATGGTTAATACTCCTAAAGGAATTTTTTGGATGGATAAAAAAGGTTTTTATACTTATACAGGAGCTACTCAAGATATTCCCTGTAGTGTACAAGCTTATGTTTTTAGTGATTTAAATGAAAATCAAAGTTATCAGATTTTTGGTTTTGTAAATAAAGCTTTTGATGAGGTTGGGTGGTTTTATTGTAGCAGTGATTCGAATACTCTTAATAAATACGTAGTTTTCAACTATGAAGAACAGGTTTGGACTATAGGAACTTTAACTAGAACTTGTTGGATAGATGAAGGTATTTTTAACACTCCTAAAGCAACGAGTTCTTCTTCAAACATAGGTTATCTATATGACCACGAAACAGGTAATGATAATGATGGTTCGCCTATGACGAACGTATTTATTGAATCCAGTGATTTTGATATTGATCCAGGAGGAGAAGATTTTCAATTTATTAGTAGAATTATTCCTGATATACAGTTTACAGGAAGTGGTTCAACTGGAAGTGGAGGACAAAGCGTTAATGTTGTTTTAAAACGTAGGAATTTTCCTGGAGAAAGTTTAACAACAGCAGTAACTAGTGTTTGTGATTCAGCAACAACTAAAATTGATACAAGAGTTAGAGGCAGACAAGCTGTTTTACGAGTAGAATCAGATGATGATGGAGTACCAGGAAGTACAGAAGGCGTAGGGTTTAGAGTAGGAGCTATGCGATTAAACTTCAGACCTGATGGTAGACGGTAATGGGTAAATTATTAGAAACTAAATTACCTATTTCTATTGGCGAAGTTTCTTCAGATACTTTCAATCGTTTAGTGAGGGTTTTAGAGTTAAGTTTAAATAGGGTTGACGTAGATTCCACACTATCAGTAAACGAAACTCAGCGTAATGAAAATAAATTTAATAATGGTGATATTATATGGAATCTTTCTACTAACCAACTACAACTATGGAATGGTCAAACGTGGGTAGATTTATATTCTGGCAACGAAAAAGGAATTCAAGCAGTAGGACAGATAGGCAATGTAACTGTAGCTACTGGTGGAG